ATCATTCGAGACAAGTTGAACTTGGAGATTGAGTTTGCCGCCAAGTACGACCTCCCGCCTGACCAGGACTGGCACCTTGACCCGATCAGCGGGGTTGTCTACGTCAACTAGATCGGTGGTGTGGAAATGCCCTTCAAGTCCAAAGCCCAGCGGCGCAAGTTCTATGCAATGGCCGCCAGGGGAGAGATCAGCAAGGAAGTTGTTGAAGAGTGGGAGCGCAAGACCAAGAACAAGAAGAAGCTGCCCGAGAGAAAGGGACGACGCTAGCCGATGGCTGTGGAACTGTTGGATGCGACAAACGAGAACCATAGAGGGCCTACGGTAATCACCCGTGTATACGACCCGAGAGCCCGAGCAGCCGAGTTGCTTTCTCGCTTTTCCTATGCCGAATCTTTCCGCAAGCAGTATGACGAAAAGGCGGTGAAATTCTACAAGGCATACGTCGGGCATCGGGATAAGCCGAAGATCGAGGGTCGCTCCAACCTCCACATCCCCAGGACTTATGAGATCGTGGATGCTATTCGGGCTCGTATAGTTCGCAGTTTCTTCGCCAACAGGCCATACCTTGACTTCCTTCCCCTGCCCAGGCAAGGGGGAACTGTTGAGGAGCTGCTGTTGAGGGCCGAGAAGGCGAAGATCGCTGCGGCCCTTGTGGATGAGCAGCTTGACCGAAACCAGATCGTCAAGAAGTTCTACGACTTTGTGACATCAGTATGCGTGTTCCCTGCTGGCATCATGTCCGTGGGCTGGCGGTTTGACCAGCGCCTGGTGAAGCGCAAGGTAGAGGTTCCGGTCTACCAGCTCGACGCGTTTGGGAACCCCATGCTTGATGAAGCTGGCCAGCCCATCATAGAGCGTGTGGAGACCCAGATCGTCGAAGTGCCATACACGGTCTGGGACGACAACGAGATCAAGAATGTGGACTTCTTCGACTTCTGGCCGGACCCTCGGGGGCAGGACATTGATTCCTGCCGATTTGTTTTTCAGAGGGAATGGCTCAATGAGGAGCAGATTCAGGACAAACTGGCGGTCCTGCACGAAGCCGGGATCGGTACGGTGTTCCCCCTCAATTGGGAAGAGGTGCGTTCTACAGGAGCCCCTGAAGAGGGCCGTTACGAGCGACTGACGGCTGTGGGCATCACGCCCGAAACGAGCGAGGGTTTCTGGAGCCCCGATGACGAGAGGGGATTGCGGAAGGGCAAGCTGTACGAAGTCCTTCACTATTGGGAGGACGACCGCCATGCCATTCTCATCAACCGCAAGTTCCTGGCCTATGAAGGCGACAACCCGTACTGGCGGCATCAGAAGAAGCCGTTTGTTGTGGCTAGCTTCGAGCCGTTGCCCAACGAGTTCTACGGCATGTCGGTGGTGCAGATCATTTACCATCTGCAAGAGGAACTGAACACGGCTAGGAACCAGCGGATTGATGCGGTGTCCATGGTCCTCAACCGCATGTGGAAGGTTCGCAGGTCGGCTGATATTGACGAGTCCGAGCTGGTGTCTCGAAACCACGGCATCATCCATGTGGATGATCCTGATGACGTAACGTGGTTTGAGTTCAGCGAGATCCCCCACAGCAGCTACACCGACGAGCAGATCATCAAGATCGACATGGAGAACGCTGTGGGAACGCCTTCCATCGTGCGGGGCGTGGACCCCGTTCGCCAGGAGACGGCTACGGAGATCGTTACCAAGTCCTCCAACGCCGGTATCCGGTTTGACGTTAAGATCATGCTCTTCGAGGCCCTTGGGATCAAACGCCTGGCGATGCTCATGGACCTCAACAATCAGCAGTTCATTGACACCGAACGTTTAGTCCGGGTGTTTGGAGAAGAGGCTGGGTTCCAGTGGGTTACGGTAGCCCCACATGAACTTGTGGGTGAGTGGGACTATCGGCCCAGCGGTGCCAATGTGGACCCCGGAGCCAACAAAGAGCTGCGCCGGGAACAGCTCAATCAGGTGATGGCTGCTGTTCTGGCCTCTGGAAACCCCTACATCGACAAGTACGAGCTGACCAAGATGTGGCTTGAGAGCTACGACATCCGCAACGTAGAGAAGCTTCTGTTGCCCAGGGAGGTTGTGGAGCAGCAGATGGCTTTGCAACAGCAACAACAGATGTTGCAGGAGCTGCTTGTGGCTGGTAGGCACCAGGGGAACGGGAGGTCTCGCATTCCTGAGCCTCCTCCCACCACAGGCCTCCCAGGAGGTGTTTAGGTGAGAGCTGAGGATGCTGAGAAGATTGCGAGATTAGCTATGCATGAGGGATGGGAGGTGTTGGTTAGGGAGATTAAGGTGTGGCAAGACTCACACGTAAGGCAGTTAGCCAACAGCAACTTTGAGAACCTGCAAGCGGTGGGCCGCCTCCAAGGGGAGATAACGGCCCTCCAGCGGGTTCTTGATTTTGTTCAGCGCAGAGCTGAACGCATAGGGAAAGGGGATTAACCCATGATAACTGACACGATCTTCGGCTCTCTGGAAGACTCTGCCAACGAACCGGCCCCTGACGGACAGGGACAACCGGATCAGCAGACTCAGGAGCCGAGCCAGGCCCCGGAGCTGGAAACGCCGCAGGCCCAGGCCCCGGATACGGGACAACCTGAAGGCTCTGTGGATGACGGTTCCCAGCAGGGACAACCTGAAGGAAGCGGTCAGTTCAAGTCGTTCGAGGACCTGCAGCGGAGCTACCAAGAGCTGCGGAGCGCCTACAACCGTAGGGACCAAGAGATTTCCCAGCTCCGTCAGCAGAACCAGCAGCTTCTAGCCTACCTGCAGCAGCTTATGTACTCTGGCTACCAGCAGGGACAACCTCAACAGCAGGCCCCTGCTCAGAGTCAACAGCAGCAGGTAGATCCCGAGCAATGGTTCGAGGAGCTTCAGCGCAAGGGTCCAGCGGCAGTACAGGAGATTGTCAACAGGGAAGTGCAGAGACAGGCACAGGAGTTGTTGGTAGGGCTTCAGCAGATGCTGGTTCCGCTTTACCAGCAATATCAAGTGTTATCGATGCGAGAGAACTTTAACTCCCAGGCCAACCAGCTTGTAGCCAAGTACCCCGACGCTCCAAAGTACGCCGGGGAGATGACCAAGCTGGTACAGGAGCAACCCCACTTGGTGCAGCTCGCCATGCTCCCCAACGGCATGGAGATGCTGTATCAGGCCGCAAAGTTGCGGGTTCTGGAGAGACAAAACAAGGAGCAACAGAACCAAGTACAAAAGAAAGCGGCTCAGATGCCCTCCACAGGGGCTTCGAGGCCAGGGCCTCAGCCCACGCCGGAGGACATCATCCGCCAGCAGGTGTTTGGAGCATCAGGATCAACTAAGGGAATCTTCGACTAAGCGGCGAGAAGCAAGCTAGCACAGCAACCCCACAGGCCCTTGAGGCTTGTGGGGATTCTCTTTGCCCTTCTCGCCGCTGGACACAACAGGGAGGTAGAAAGTAAAGATGCCCATGAACTACGGTGTCAGCACCCCTGCGTCCAACTCCCCGGTCTATACTTACAGCATTGACCGGGAGCGGCGAGATATTGACGTATCGAGGGATATTGCTCGTCTGATCCCCGATGCGAACCCGTTCCTTGTCATTCTGATGCGGGCTCGCAAGCGTGCAACCCAAACGGCTGAGTTCCAATGGTGGGATTCCGAGCCCGGCGGCTGGTGGACTCAGGTTAACGGAGCCCACGGCGACAGTGACACGACCATCGCTGTGGACGATGCCACGCTGTTCAGGGCCAAGGACATCATCAAGGTTCCTCGCACCGGGGAAGTGATGTTTGTCACAGCCCACGATGAAGTGAACAACACCGTAACGGTGATCCGTGGCTACGGCGGCACGACGCCTGTGGCTCTGAACGACAACGACTGGCTCCTGCGCCTCGGCAACGCTATGGAGGAGTTCAGCCGTGCTCCTGAGCCCAAGATCGCCCAGCCTGTGAAGAACTTCAACTACACCCAGATCTTCCGTCGCCCGTTCGACCAGTCCATGACCAGCTCACGGGAAGCTTTGAAGACCAGCGAGGACGAGCGTACTCGTCTGCGCCGGGACCAGGCTTTGGAGCACAGGCTGGACATCGAGCGTGCTTTGCTGTTTGGCGAGCGGTACGAGGACCCCGCCAACAAGCGCCGCACTACGGGCGGCCTGTTGAGCTTCATCAAGACCAAGCACTACGATGCGGGTGGTTCTTTGAACGAAGACAAGTTCGAGGAGTTCTGCGAGATGCTGTTCCAGCACGGCAGCAACCGCAAGTTGCTTGTCTGCAGCTACCGTGTGGGAAGCATCATCAACAAGTTTGCTAAGGATCGGATTGATACCAGGAGCGGAGAAGAAACCTACGGCATTCGCCTGAAGCAGTATCGCAGCTTCCACGGCGATTTGTACATCGTCCCGTCCCGCACTCTGGAGAAGGAGTACCAGGGCCTGGCCTTCGGTGTGGATATGGACTACATCTACTACCGTCCGCTGAACGGTCGGGATACTACGCTCCGTACCAACATCCAGGAGAACGACGCTGACGGATGGCGGGACGAGTACCTGACCGAAGTTGGCTTGGAGGTCAGGCTGGAAAAGGTCCACGCTGTACTGGAAAACGCTGTGTGACGGGAGAGGGGCCACAAGCCCCTCTCCTTATCTCTTTTGGGGGTTGGAATGAATGGCTAAGGTCAAGACTTATCGCAGCCCGAAGCTGGGGCTGGTTATCAACGCTGAGCCTGAGGTGAAGCGAATCGAGTTCGTCAATGGCGAGTTCAAGACGGACGACCCGAAGCAACAGGAGTATCTGGAGAACCACAAGGGCTTCGGCCTGTGGATCTTCTGCGACGATGAGCCGGTAGTGGCCGAGAAGCCTGTTGTTGGGGGCAGGAGAGGGA